ATCATCAAGGAACAACGGCAAATGTCCATATTGCTTGTAATACCTTCCCATTCTTGCATCGCGACTCTCAGGAATTGAGCCTACTGAGCCACGCCTGTGGCGTACAAAGTCCCCTGCGCCTCCACCATCAATTACAAACTCTATGTTGCCACCCGTGCCAGTAGTGTACTCAACAGGAGGTTTTGTTACTTCAAGTCCTTCTATCATATGAGGACGAAACATACCACTAGGATCTAGTGGTTTCTGGAAGTCACCCGGCTCTACAATGAAGTCCTCTATACTAAAGTCTTCAAAAGGCATTCCGATTTCTGGAAGATCTGCTGAGGGCCTGCCTATACGCCTGTCTGCGTCACGAGCCATTCGCAACATTGCTGGAAGGCTTCTGCCCTCAATTTCAGGTACCCTAGGTCTAGAGCTCGACAACACTTCTGCTACATCCATAAGGCTAGGCGCGTCTTCAGACATATCACGCTCTGTCATTTCGCCCACAGCGTCTATAAGCTCTCTCTGTTGACGACGACGAGAAGGTTCTATGTAAAGCTCTTGTATCTCTCGTTCAGTAAGCTGGTTTGCTGCCTTGCCTGTAAATGGATCTGTTTGTGGTAGTGTGTTTACCGAAGTCATTTCCCGGCTAGGCATTCCACCCGGATGCTCTCTGCGTCGAACGACTTCCATTGTTCTTGGCACCACGCTGTCAAGCTCTCTGGCAGACTCAGCCAGTCGCCTGTTCGCAAGCTCACGTTCAGCAGCAGCATAGCGACGAGCCAACTCGGCCTGTGTTCGCTCTAGATCGCCACCTTCTTGATAACCCGGAATCATACCACCCGCCTTTCTCTCTACTGGCTCAATTTTTAGTCTCCACTCTTGCTGTCCCAACGCTGGACCACCACCACCGCCACCTGCTGGGCCTCCTCCTTGTGAAGGAGGGGGTGACAACGGCCTTGCAAAACCAGCCCCACTAGGCGCAGACCCAGGTCCACCAAGTTGACCAGAATCTGGTTGCCCTAAATATTGCGAGAGTGGCATGCCTCTTGCTTGTGCCTCTTGTCTAGCCCGTGTTGCTGGGTCGTTAGACAACTCTACTGGCTTTGCTAAAGACGGGTTTTGATAAAGCATCCCCATGCTTGCAGCCATTGGTTGTGGACGTTCTAGGCCTGGACCACCCGTCCCCGCAAACTGTTGCTGGAGTGATTGCAATATTTGTTGCTGTTGTTGCGGAGTAGCTGTTTCTTGTTGCATCCTACGAAACGGCGATCCCGGCATGTCACCCCTACCTTGCGGTGCCGCAAACTGACCTTGGTTAGCTATGGGGTTAAACGGCTGTTGCGTCTGTTGACGGAACAACTGCTGTGCAGGCATAGGTGGCCGACGCATCATTAAGCCACGCAATCCTTGACCACCATACGGAGACATTCTGAGCATTAGCTAGTCTCCACGCCAAATAACGTAAATGCTATTTCGTCAGCTGCTGATGATCTCACAGTTACTATGTCTCCGTCCTGCAGGGTAATGCCAATAATCAAAAAAACAGAATCATTGGCTGCTAATGCTTTCCCGTAGTACAAATAGTGTTCATTTGCTACGGTTGCACCCAGCGGACGCACGGCCACTCTAATGTTTGGCGTGTTCCCTGTGAGATTGCAGGCGACAAGTGAGCTTACTGTGG